ATCGTAATTTTACAAGCAGAGATGGTCAACAACAAGCAGATTTTATTAATTGTGTCGTGTGGCGCAAACCTGCTGAAAATGTAAACCAATACTGTTCTAAAGGAAGTTTGGTAGGCGTGGAGGGCAGGATCCAAACACGCAGTTACGACAATTCACAAGGTCAAAAAGTAAATGTAGTTGAAGTTATTTGCAATAGTGTGCAGTTTTTGGAAACTAAACCAAAGGAAGAACCAAAGAACGAGTATGATGTTAAAGACCCAAGGTTTGATGATTTAAAGCAAAATCAATATGACATTATGGAAGACGATTTGCAGTTCTGATGATTAAACTTTTAGGGAAATATTTACATAGAGTAATCAATTACGAAACGGGAGATTTGGAGATTACTTTTACAATAAGTGATTACAACTCTAAAGCTAACACCGAGGAATTAGAAAAAGAGTTGTATTCACTTGAAATAAAAAAACCTAGGTCTAAAAGGTCATTAAATCAAAATGCGTATTTATGGACACTTATTCATGAATTGGCTTTGAAAATGGAAGAGGACGACATGGACGTGTATATAAAACTGCTTAATGAAACTAAAGCAAAATATGAAGTCTTAAAAGTATTGGCGATAGCTGAGAATGATCTTAAAAAATGTTTTAGAGTGGTTAAGCTTCTTAAATACGATGATACAAATAAAGATTATGCATATTTTCAATGCTATTATGGCTCGTCTACATTTACAACCGAAGAAATGTATAAATTAATTGATACTGCGATAAGCTGGTGTAATGAGTTAAATATACCAACGTTAGAGGGTGGTATATATGGCTGAATTTATTATCTATGGGCGTTTAGATGGACTTAACGAATATACAAGCGCCAATCGGTCTAACCGTTACAAAGGCAGTCAGATGAAACTTAAAAACGAATCTATCGTAATAGAAGCTATAAAGAGATATCAGCTACATAAAATAAAAAAATATCCTATCAAACTAAAGATTACATGGTATGAAAAAAATAAACGTCGTGATGTAGATAACATAACTTTCGCAACAAAATTTATTCAAGACGCATTAGTTAAACAAGGGATAATAATTGACGATAGCCAAAAGTATATAAATCAATTGCGGCATGATGTAAAAGTTGATAAAGAATACCCGAGAATAGAGGTGCAACTGATTGAAAACAATAATACAAGATAAAAAAGTATGTTACTTATGCGGTACAACTTTAAATTTAGAAGATCACCATTGCTTGAATGGGAGTGATAGGAAGAAATGTGAAGAAGATGGGCTAAAAGTATGGCTATGTGCTAATTGCCATCGCATAGCTCCTTATTCTGCTCATAGGAGTATAGAAACTAGGATAAGACTAAAACGTGTAGCACAAGCTAAATTTTTAGAAACTCATACACAAGTCGAGTGGTTTAGACGATATTATAAGAATTATTTATAGAGTATTATAAGAATTTAAAATTAAGGAGACATAGAAAAAATGAAAGTTAAAACATTAAAAACAAAACCAAAGTATTTTGAAATGCAGTTGAAAGGCTTAAAAAAATTTGAAGTTAGGAAAAATGATCGTGATTTTCAAGTTGGCGATATTTTATGCCTAGAAGAATTTGACCGCGATTATACCATGAGATTTTTCCATGTAGAGGTAACTTGTGTAATTGGTGATAGCGAATATTGCAAAGATGGCTACGTAGTTTTAGGAACACGAAAAAGGTTAGATTTAGATGCTAACTTGCTAAGATAGAAAACGAATATAGTAAAAGAGGTATTTAGAAATGTTAAAGATAGAAAAGATTAAAGAAAAGATTAAAAATTTTGATACAGATGTTACTGCTGATGAGATTCTCTCTTGCTGGTTACATCGAATTACGACAAATTCCAGTGTTAACAAACACAATTGCAGTGGATTAGTATGTTGTTCAGAGTGTTTAAGGTTGTCACTTATGGAATTATTAGAAGAATATAAAAAACCTGTTAAATTATCAAAATTTGAATATGAATATTTAAAGTTTGCTAAAGAGAATGGATACAACTTTATTGCAAGAGACATTAATAACAGATTGTATGGATTTGAAAAGCAACCTGAAAAGCAACCTGAAAAGCGTGATTCAATGTGGAGTAGTTGTGGTGATTATGTAGGCATGTTCAAGTCAACATTTAGTTTTGTTAAATGGGAAGATGAAGAACCGTGGAATATTGATAATATTCTAGCTAATTGCGAGGTAATTGAAAATGAATAAAGTACATATTAAAAATGAATTTCTAATTAATATTGCAATAGCCCAACGTATGTTTGATAAATTTAAAGACGAATTACAAAGAAGCGATAATTATGAAGTAAACGGAAAAGTATCACGGGAAACACGTAAATCAAGATTAAATATGTATCGAAAGATAATTAATGATGAATTGTTAGAAATAGAGCGCAATTATGGTGGGGGAAAATATAATTTTGAAATGGCTGAGGTAATGGAAGATGAATAGAAAAGAATACGAAGAAAGAATAGCAAAGCTAGAAAAAGAATTAGATTAATTATGTTCTGATTGTATGTTGTATAGAGGTGTTAAGGAAAAATATGTAATAGCAAGTACGCTATTTAGAGGTAAGTTTGCATTGGGTCGTATCGTTGATTGCAACCATATCTATAAAGCGATTGAGGAGAGCGGAAAGCAATGTTTATCACCTAGAGAAGTATTTAAAATATTTGTAAATAAGGAATGGCTTGATTATGATGAGTAAAGAAGAATGTGAAATAGCATTAGAAAACGCAGTAGATACAGGAATTATTAAAAAGGATCGGAACGTCTTAAACCAATTAATCGAAGAACATTTTAAACTAAAAGAAAATACATCGGAATTTAAGCACTTTAAGCTACATAGCGATAGTAGTTTAAAAAATCTAACGAAAGTTGAATTAATAGACTACATTAAGATGTTATACAATAATTGGGGCGTTACTGATGAGCAATTAAAAAACTGCATTGATAAAGCAAAAGAATTAAGTGATTCGAATGATGAACTAAGAGGACAATTATATTTTCCTGAGCCGTACAAATTTGAAGAGTTAAAGCCTAATATGTGGGTTTATGATATTAAAGTAAAATGGTTATTTAAAATTGTTTCTGTGGATATAAGGATTGAAGCTTTAAAGCACTATGTATTTATAGTTGAAAATAGAGACGGAAGCACTTCTTTAATAAATTTCGAAGAAAACCGTTTCTTTCCAGTGCTATGCGCTAATCTAGAGAGCTAAAAAAATGAGTAAGTTATATGCAATATACGATGAAAACGACTTTCCCGTATGTGTTGGAAGTTCTAAGGAATGTGCTGCATACATGGGAAAGAAATCATCGAAAACATTTATACAACATTGTACCAAGGTACGAGCAGGAATAATTAAACCTAAACTTAGAGGATATGTAATAGGAGAAGATCCACAAGGAAAGAGGTCGAAAAATGATAATAACGGATAAATTAAAAAATAATATAGAGATTGTAAATACTTATGTAGATAAATACGGTTGTGTGCCTAGAGACGGTACATTTTACAGTGAGGGAGGTGACTTAGATTACATATGCGGTTTATTTAAAAGCTATGAAAACTTTATAAAAGAATTGGGCTTCGAAGATTATGGATATAGAAAACTTAAAAAATACGGGGTCCACGATATAAGAAGAGGAAAATTAATTTATATTGGTTTCCTACGAGATATTAAAGAAGAGTTTTTTGAAGATAAATATACTTTAGAACATATAAAAAAGGCAACATACTCAAATAAACTCCTTGAAAACAGATATTTAATAAGAAAGGACATAGCATAATGAAAGAAAGCAAGTATTATCTACAAAATTGGAAGAAATGGAAACGCACTGTTCAGCTTTTGGAAGAAACTAGAGACGAACTAATGGACATGAAACGTGCTATTCCTATTGGAAGTGATAATATGCCAGGCGGGAACCACAGTAGCGTTATTGCCAAAATGCAAAAGATAATAGAACAATGCGATCAATACGATATTCTTATAAGCAATTATAATTTTCTTATTAATTCGCTGGAACGTGCGATAACTGTTTTAAACGAAGATGAAAAAGAAGTGTGCATTATATTTTCTAATAACCCAGATAATTCAGATGTAAGGGAAGCTTTAGCATCTAAACGCGGGTATTCGCGAGCAACGTTTTATCGAATTCTCGATGATGTATACATTAAGCTTAATATGTTGTTATGTTTAAGCCCGATAATGACGATTGATGATTATGATAAAGAAATCTATTGAGACTAAACTGGGACTAAAATAGGCTATTTATGTGTTATTATTGTATTGTGGGAAATTGGTTAATCCACACGGCGACATGTTTTTTAGTTATATTTCTAAACTCCTTTCATTTTTATAAAGCAGTCATTTGACTGCTTTTTTGTTATCTAAGACGATATTATTACTCTCCCTATAGTATCGTCTTAAATAACATAAGGGGGCATGAAAATGGACGATGATGAAGAATTAGACAACATAATAGATATATATTGGAGGTGCTTTAAGAATGGCAAAACACTTAACAGATGCGAAGAAAAAGAAAATAATAGCCGATTATGTAGGGTGCGGAAACTATTCGGAAGTAGCAAGAAAAAACAAGGTATCTAAAGATACTGTTAGGAGATTATGCAATCGCACGGATATTCTTCAAAAAGCGCAAGAGAAAAAAGAGCAAAATACCAAAGATATGCTTGAATACCTAGATAATAAAAAACAAGATGCAATGGAATTCATTGACATGGCGTTAGCGTCAATGATGGAACCAGAGAAACTAAAAAAATCAAGTGTGCAGGCATTAGCAACATCAATCGGGATTATAATAGATAAATTCACACCAACAGTACAAACAGATCAATCGTTAGAGAAATTAGACAAGGTATTGGAAAAAATAGGCGGTGTAATTTAATGGCATTTACACGAAAACAGCGTGAGTTTTTAGATAACGCTAATCATCGTTGGAATATAAAGCAAGGAGCGACACGTAGCGGTAAAACCTACTTAGATTACTTTGTTATTCCAAAACGAATAAGGCAAGTTGCTGGAAAAGATGGATTGGTTGTTATTTTAGGAAATACAAAGGGCACACTCCAAAGGAACGTAATAGAGCCTTTGCAAAATATATATGGAGAACAGTTAGTCGGCAATATTAGAAGCGATAATACCGCGAATATGTTCGGGGAGAAAGTATATTGCTTAGGAGCGGATAAGATTAACCAAGTAAACAGAATAAGAGGGGCAAGTATTAAATACTGCTATGGTGACGAGGTTGCGACATGGCACGAAGAAGTATTCACAATGCTTAAATCGCGTTTAGATAAGCCATATAGCAAGTTCGACGGAACTTTAAACCCCGAAAGTCCGCACCACTGGCTTAAAAAGTTTTTAGAAAGTGATGCAGATATATACTGTCAATCTTACACAATAGACGATAACCCGACACTTGACCCATCGTTTGTGGCTAATCTAAAGCAGGAATATGCTGGAACGGTATACTATGATCGTTATATCTTAGGATTATGGAAATCGGCCGAGGGTGTAATATATACGCAAATAGCAGATAGACCACAAGATTATGTTATCGATGTAGCACCGCCTATTATGTTTGCTACTATTGGAGTAGATTTTGGCGGTAACGGTTCGGCAACCACATTTAATTTAACGGGATATACTTCGGGAATGAACGAGGTAATAACTTTAAAAGAGTACTACCGTAAAGGCATTATGACACCTAAAGAATTAGAAGAAGATTTTGTGACGTTTGTAAAAGAGTGCAAACGCTTTTTTATTGTAACAGATGCTTACTGTGATAGCGCTGAGCAAACTCTTATAAGAGGGTTGAAAGTCGCAGTAGCAAAAGAGGGAATAGGGCTAAGCATACATAATGCAAGGAAAGGTGAAATAAACAACCGCATACGCTTTTTTTGTCGTTTACATGGCATAGGCAAGCATAAAATTATGCGCGAATGTAAATACACCTTAGAAGCATTTCAAACTGCTGTATGGGATGCTAAATACGTTACAAAGGATGTTAGGCTGGATGATGGAACATATAACATAGATAGTTTGGATGCGCAAGAATATGCGGTAGAGCCGTATATGAACCAAATTATCGATATATGGTAGGAGGCGTACAGATGTTTAAAAAGATAAAAAAGAAAGTAAAAGAGGTGGCTACGAAATTTATGGCAGACAGTGGAACGGGAAAAGAATTTAAAAATATTTTTGAATTGGGAGGTGTTCCTGCGTTTAACCAGTTTTATTATTTTGGTATCTTTCCATGGAAGTATATTTATAAAGGCTTTTATAAACCGTGGCATCGAGTGTTGTCACCTACGTTAAAAGACCCTATGCGAAAAAGAAATATAGAAACAATGGGAATTGCTAAAGCAGTATGTGCGGAACTGGCTGGATTAATATGGAGCGAGCAATGCGAAGTACATGTTTCTTCGGGAAAAGAACTCGGAGAAAATGAAACAGATCCTCTAGACGATTATATCCAAAAAGTTTTAAAAGATAATGCCTTTTTTACAAAGATGCAGGAACATATCGAGCAGTCTTTAGCACTTGGGGGCGGAGCACTAAAAGTTTGGGCGGAAGCAGATCATTTAGACGGTAAACCAGTACTAGGAAGCGAGCATATTGAAATTGGCTATGCTATGGCAGATCAGTTCGTGCCAACTGCATGGACAAACGCCAAGGTTACAGAGGGAGTATTTATAAGCCGAGAAGCAAAGAACGGGTATTATTACACGCGGTTAGAGTGGCATAAATGGAATGGAACTACATATGTAGTTGAAAATGAATTATTTAGAAGTGAAATTAAAAATATTAAAAATGCTAGCGGTGAAGTTGAACCGCAGGATATTTTAGGTTTTAGATATCCACTGCAAACAATATATCCATTTTTGAATGAATCAACTTCGATTGAACATGTAGAGGATAGTCTATTTTACTATTATAGAACAGCTATTGCGAACAACATTGACGATAACAGCCCATTAGGAGTAAGTATTTATGCTAATGCATTAGCAACATTACACGCGTTAGATGTTTGCTATGACAGTTTCGTACGCGAGTTTGTGTTAGGAAAGAAGAGAATAATTGTCCCAGCGAGTGCTGTTAGAATGGTGGTTGACCCTGAAACTGGCGAAAGAAAAAGATACTTTGATGCAAACGATGAAGTGTATGAAGCATTAGCAACGGATGATACAGAACAATTAAAAATACATGATAATTCTGTTGAGTTGAGAGTAGAAGAACACATAAGCGCAATTAATGCTTTTTTAAGCACCTTATGTTTACAACTGGGATTTAGTGCAGGAACGTTTACATTTGATAAAACACAAGGACTAAAAACCGCTACCGAGGTAATTTCAGAGAATTCCAAAACATATAAAACTATAAAATCACATCAATTACAAATAAAAGAAGCAATTGAAAAAATGATCAAAGGAATAGTTAATGTTGCGGATTTATACGACATTGATTATAAAGGGCAACGTGTTGGAAATATGGCTAATGATGATTTAGAGATTAAAGTAATCTTTGATGATTCAATCTTACAAGACCGACAAACAAACGTTAATGAGGGAATTGTATTAGTAAATAACGGTTTAATGTCTAAATTAACTTATATGGAAAAGGTGCTAGGGATGACGGGAGAAGAAGCACTTAAAGAAATAGAAAAAATAAAAAAAGAAAATCAAATAAATACAATAGCGGTTGATGATTTCGCTCTTGGCGGTGAAGAATAGTGGCAATGATAACGCGCCAACAAATATTAGAAATAAGTGAACCGTTTGAGGAAATGTATAGCGGTATAACTAATCAGATTCTAATAATGATGGCTGAGTACATTGGTAAAGATATTGACGAGCCGATTGAGGTTTGGCAACAAAAAAGGATCCAAGAAATTAATTTATTGTTAAAACATACGCAAAGTATTATAAGCAGTGGCGGATATCTAAGCACTACTAATAACACGTTAAATACCGTTATAGATAAAACTTTGGAGGATATAGAGCCAAAATTACAAGAAGCATCTAAAAACGGTCTGTTAAAGAAAACAACCGCTTATACAGCTAGCTTAAGCATCAATGAACTTAAGAAAAATATGAAAGAAGATTTCTTAATAACATTTAATACAATGGGTAATACCATGCAAAGTATGATATTGCAATTATTTAATAAAGCAGTAAATAATGTTGTTTCTGCATATAACACAAGAAGAAATGAGATATTAGACGAAGCCACAGAAAAGATAATGCATAGAGAAACAATGCAAAATGCTGTTGCAAGTGCAATAAGGCAAATAGCTAAAGAAAATATACCAGCATTTATAGATAAAGCAGGAAGAAAATGGACGGCCGAAGCCTATGCAAATATGTATGTGCGAACAAATGTTCACAACATGAGTATAGATACGGTTGTAAAAAGAAATGAAGATTATGGAAACGATTTATTTATTGTTTCTAAGCATAGCGGTGCAAGACCCAAATGCGCTCCGTGGCAAGGGAAGATAGTTTCAAAAAACAACAGAAAAGGAACAACAACCGATGCGAACGGAAAAAAAGTAAGTTTTATAGCTTTGTCAAGTACAAGTTACGGGCAGGCAGATGGATTGCTTGGTATTAACTGCGGGCATCAACTGTATCCGTTTATACCTAAACAATCGATTAATAACGTTAAGCCTTTATCAAAGGAACAGGAAAGAGAAAATAAACGTATATATGAAGAAAGCCAACGGCAGCGTGCTATTGAACGCGAAATCCGCGCATCAAAGACACAAGAGGAAATGTATAGAAAAGCGGGTTTAAGAGATGAAGCTGATAAGCAAAAAACTGTAACAAGTCAAAGGCAAGCTAAAATGAGACAGTTTATAAATGAAACAGGTCGAACACGACGATATGATCGCGAACAAATCGTTAAATAATGATAAAAAACAGGAGGGTAAACAATGGATTGCAAACATGAATTTATGGGCTATAAAGATGGAGTAACATGCCTTAAATGCGGTTTAAAAATGGGAGTGCAAGAATACCATGATTTTTTACAACAAAAAGAAGTAAAAGAACCTAAGAAGCCGACTACAAGAAGAAAAGGAGCTAAATAATGAATCCATATCAAGATTTAACATCATATTTAAAAATCGTATATCAAAATTTAGGAACTCTGCATCATAATTTAGTAGGCAAGAGTTTTTTTGTTATCCATCCATTATTGGGTGAATGGTACAACGAAATCGGTGAAATGACGGATGATTTAATTGAACGAGGTATTCCGTTAGGGTTTGCTGAACCGTCTATTAAAGACGCGGTTTTAGCTTACACAAACGATTTACTTGGCGTTGAGAACAGAGAATGTGAAGATACAATCATTCTTGCAAAAGATAATTTCATTAATATTGTTGAAAAAATGACAACTGCTAAAGACGGTTTACCCGTTGATGTTCAAAACAAGATTGATGAATATATTTATTATTTGCGTAAAGAAGCAGATTACAAAATGGGTCAATATCTAGGCGGTATGAAGAACACAGCGACAGTTGATATTGATGATGATTAAATAATTAGCATCTAAGAGTGCTTTTTATATTTTAGGACGTTTTATACGTCCTTTTATTTTGCCCTCGTCTATCGGCGTTAAATGTAGGCTTTCGGTTACGTCTGCATCCGTTAAATGTAGGCACACGTTATTTATTAGTTTAAACGCAGGAGGAAGAATGATGCCAAAACTAACAAGAAAAAGTGTACGTAGTGAAATTGTTAAGGCTGGAGTAAGTGAAGATAAAGCCAATGAATTATTAGAAAGCATTATGTCTATGTATGGAGCTAGCACTGCTGACATGGTTTCTAAAGAAGATTTGGAAGAACTTAAGCAAGAAGCGGTCAATGAAGCTATGAAAAACACACCTAAAGACTACAAAGAAAGTCAAGATTACAAAGATTTATTAGGAAGAGTACAAGAGTACGAAAAGAAAGACACTATCCGAACATTAACGGATAAAGGAGTTAAAAGCGACAAGTACGCGGAAATGCTCTTGGAAAGATTAGACAAAGAAAAAGACATTGATGAACAGCTTACGGCTTTTAAAGAGGAATATGCCGATATGTTCAATGTCGAACAACAAGAAGAGCCAAAACCTCAATTTGGAGCACAGCCAAAAGGCACTATGCCAAGTGGCAAAGAAGCACAAACGTTTGGGGATTTTTGGAGTTTTATGCCAAAAGAAAAGTAGGAGGAATTAATATATGGCAGATTTTGTGCAAACACCTTTAAATTATGCAGTTGACTACGCTAGAACACTAGCCAACGCTTATCCTTATTTATCATATTTTCCAGAGTTATGGGCAGGGCCAAACAATGAAAAATATAAACCAGTAAACGGGAAAACAGTAATGATCCCATCGATGACAGTTTCGGGGGCTAAAGCAGTTAACCGTGACAGTATCGACGGTAAATTTAATCGTAATTTCAACACTGAAATGCAACCCGTTACAATGATGATGGACAGAGAATGGGATACATTAGTTGATCCAATGGACATCAAGGAAACAAATCAAGTGGCTACTATTGCCAATGTAACAGAAACATTTAACCAATTCCAAAAAGTGCCTAAATTTTGGGCTTTTGCATAGTAATATGCATTAATTCTCCTCTAATTGCTGGGACATCCACTTCGTGGACAATCAGCAGCCAAGTGTGATATGATAGTGTTATCCTGAAATGGAAAGGAAGAACACTATGGAAATATGGAAACCGATAAAAGGATATGAAAAACTATACGAAGTTTCTGACAAAGGAAACGTAAGAAGCATTGATAGATATTGCAAAACGAACATAAAGAATGTTAATAAACGTTTGATAAAAGGAAAGATTCTAAATAAGAATTTAAAAAGAAATGGTTACTATACTGTTGATTTATCAAAAGATGGTAAAGTAAAAACAACGCTTATTCATCGTTTAGTAGCTGAAACATTTATTGATAATTCAAAAGGACTAAAGTATGTAAATCATATTGATAGTAACAGAAAAAATAATGATTGTTCTAATTTAGAATGGGTTACATCAAGCGAAAATAGGATACATGGAATAAAAAAAGGAAATGTAATCTTTAGACAAACAAAAAATGTTTTTTGTGTTGAAAAAAATATAGTTTTTGAACAAGCAAAAATAGCGGCTTTATGGATAATTGAAAATTATCCGGAAAGAACAAATGGAAAGAAAAAGGTTATAGCCGGAAATATTAGAAATTGTTGCCTAGAAAGAACTCCAAAAGCTTACGGTTTTACATGGGAATATCATAAAGGTTCAACGACTATCTCGAAAGAGAGTACACTTAAGTGAGTGGAAATGGGGAGCCCCTTAATATGAGGGTGAAGATATAGTCTGATCTATACAGTAATGTATAGCAGAGCACAAACACCAAATAGGTGTTTTTTATTTTGCTCGGGCATAGATTAACGACCTATGCTGAACATAAATGGAAATGGATGCATACATGGCTTCTAAATTGGCATCATATGCACAATCTTTCGGTACAGTAGATACAACTGTGTTAGATAAAGATACTATTTTAGAAACATGGGATGGATATTTAGCGTATATGGTTAACCAACGTATCAACCGTGATAGATTGGTAGCGTATATGACACCAGATGCGTATAAACTTTTAAAAGAAGCAGCGGGAATTACACGTTTTATCGATGCAGGCACTGGAATTAGAAATGTAGACCGAAATGTCGGGAAATTAGACGGAGTATTAATCCGAGAAGTACCAAAAGATATTATGCAAACAGCGTTTGACTTTACAGTAGGATGGAAAGTTGAATCTGACGCAAAAACTATTAATATGTTGTTAGTAGACCCTATGGCAATGATTGCTCCAGTAGTCTATGAAGTAGCTATGATGAGTGCACCAACTGCACAATCTAAAGGAAAATGGCTATATTACGAAAGATACTACTACGATGTATTTGCATTAGATAAACGTAGAGTAGGTATCCTAGCAAATATCACTACACCAACTCTTGGAACGTTTGAAGTTACGTCAACTGCTGGAGCTGAGACTAATCAAACAAATGTAGCAGTTACTGCTAAACCAATTCTTGGACAAAAATTAGTGTATAAAGTAGCTTCTAGCGCTTCAACACCTACATACGGACAAGATTTATCTAGCGGATGGACTGATTTACCAGATGATGGCGTAGTAACAGTCGCAGGATCAGAAACGAATATCACTGTTGCATTAGTTAATACAACTAAAGCGAATGGAGCTTTCGCGGTTGCAAGTGGTAATGCTACGATCGTTAAAAACGGCGGATAAGGGGTGATTGTATGGCATATATAAAATATGCTGATTTTACACAATTTTACGGCAGTGATTTGATGGATGAAGAAACGTTCAACAGTCTCGTTAATCCAGCATGTTCTAAAATTGATGAAATAACCCGTTTTAAGGTCGCTGAAGAGGGTTTAAACTCTTTAGCGCCTTTTATTCAAGAATTGTTTAAACGTGCGTGCATGGCTCAATGTGCGTACTATGGCTATTACGGTTTAGAAGTAGCCTATACTGGTGTGGCAGGGCAAGGCTTTACGGTTGGCAAAGTAAGCGTGGACAGCACTTATCAGTCAAAAGAAAGCGCAGGAAGAAATTACAATTCATTAAGCCCCGAAGCGGTAAGTCTGCTTGAACAAACTGGGCTGTTAAATAGGAGTGTTGGAGTATTCTCAGACCCATCCCTAAACGTATTCTGGCCGATATAGCCACATTAAAAGTAATTACCAGTATAAACGAATGGCAAAAGCCCGTTATGCAGTCTTATGATTTAAAATTTGTACATATGCAAAACACAAACGAAGTACGAAGAACAACAGATAACACTGAGGTCGTTCTTCGCTCAATATTATATTACGATTGTAGGTTGTCTAAGCCGAATTTGAACTTATGGGTATTAAATAACCAATCACTTGGAAACGGTGCTAGAATGAGTATTATTTATCAAGAGCAGACATATACTGTTCAAACTTGCGATTTAGTACCCGATGATACTGGCAAACCGCATCATTATGAACTTGGGTTAGTTTAGTGAGCGTTAAAGTTACATTAAATAAACGAAGAGTTCTAAAAAGAATTACGAGCGGTGCCGATAATGCTAGAGCGGTGTTAACAGAACAAGTTTATCAGGACAGTGAAGAATATACCCCTCGTGATAAAGGGAAACTTATAGAAACGGCGCGAATTGATTCTAAAAACGGAACAATTACATATACCCAGCCATATGCTAAAAAATTATGGAATGGTATAGACTATAATTTTTCTAAAGATAAAAGTGCTAAAGCCACTTATGAGTGGTGTGATGCAGCTAAAACAGACCATAACAAGGACTGGCAGAAAGTTGCTCAACAAGCATTTAAAGAGGGGATGAAATAATGGACATCGAGATTATAAACATTCTAACGGCTCTTATTAAGGCACAGTATCAAGGAAGCTTAGTTTTTGGTACAAATATACCCGATAATAGTTTGGCGCTTCTATGGCGGTCAAATCCGCAAGAAATATATATGTGCAAAGACAGTTATAATCATATGAACGTAAGGCTTAACGGAAAAAATAAAGATCAAGAGGAAATATGCAGTACACTAAACCAACTGCACTACTTTTTAAGCAAATTAAAAAGCAATCAAATTGAATTAGGCGAACATACGCAAATCATTGATATACAAACATCCTCAAGCCCAGAACTGATAGGGGTAGAGGAAAACGGTCAATGGATTTACGGATCAAGCCTTTTAATTAAATATTATATTAAATAGGAGGAAATAAAATGGCTGACGGAGATTTCAAAGCACAGGTACAAGTAGAACCAGTTTATAATTATACGGTTGCGATTGACACTACACCCGATACAACAGCGACATGGTCACCATTATGTGCAGGTATCGAAAACTTTAGCGAATCATTGAATGAACAAGTACAACAGTTCTTTTTTATGTGCGGTAAAGGATTTGCGAATAACTATGTTACAGGAATGGCACCATCATTGACAATTACTGGGCGCAGAGTTAAAGGTGATGCAGCACAAGAGTATATCTTTGGTGTTAAATACGCTTTAATGAAAAAAAGAGAAACACAATTACAAATTTCGCAATTAGATGCTACGGGAGCAAATACGCAAACAATTACATGTAATGTAACAATTCAAAACATTGTAGAGATTAACGGAAATGCTACAGACCCGTCACAAATCAGCTTCGATTTGGCATTTAATGGAACACCAACGTTAAAAAGTACGCCAGTAGGGGGATAACCCCTACTTTTTATATATATTAGGAGGATGAATCATGTATAAAATCAAAAGGAAAGAAAATTTAATTGATACTTTGCAATTTGAAAACTCTAAAGGAGAAAAACTAACAATAGAAGTAAAAATTAATCTTTTGGAAAAAATTAATTCGTATCAAAAAGCGTATAGAGCGGTTGAAATTTCACAGATTGAGATACAAAAAGGCTCTAAGGATATGCGTAAACTAGGTAACGCAATCATTGATGTAATCGAGGTTGTATTTGGAGAGGACAACGGCAAAAAAATGATAACATTCTATGATGGTGATTATGCAGAATTATTAATTGATTTGTGGCCTTTTATTGTAAATAAAGTCAATCCAGCATTTATCAAGGCAAAAAAACAACGAGAAAAAGAAATAAAAGAAAATATTAAAAAGCTATGAAATTATATGATGAATTGCCGATAACAATAAAATATAATGGGCACAACTATAGAATTTTACCTTATTTTAATAGGGTTTTATACTGTTTGGAAGTATTTAAAAATAATCTTTATAGCGATGAAGAAAAAATTCATATTTGTTATAAGGTGCTTGTAAAAAATAAATTTATGACAATTTCTTTTTTAGATAAGACTAGAATATTAAACATGATTTTTAAAATGCTTTTTGAAGATAAAAACAAGCGTAAAGAAAATAAAAAATCTTTTGATTTTACGCAGGATGCTAAATATATATATGCGGGGTTTATGCAATGTTACGGCATAAACCTTTTTGAATACAAAAATAAATTGCATTGGTGGGAATTTAACGCATTGTTTCAAGGACTATCAAGGGATACTCGGATAATGCAGATAATCGATATTCGTACTCGACCTATTCCTAGAAGAGACAAAACAAATGGCGAGTATATAAACGAACTTTTAAAGCAAAAAGCAGAGTATAAATTGGAACTAAGTCAAGAGGAACAAGAAAAAGAAATACAACAATCACTTGGCGATTTATTTAGTGCTTTATCAAATATGGCCGAAAAGGAGTGATGATATGGCAGATGGTGATGTAGTTTATAAAGTTGAGGTTGATGATAAAGAAGTTGACAAGCAACTTAATGCGGTTAACTCAAAAATTAAAGAAAGCAGTCAAGAAACTTCGGATAAACAAAAGAAAGATTATAAAGAAACGTCAAAAGAGTTTAAAAAACAATCTAATGAAGTAGTAAAAGAAAATAAAAATACCAATAAATCTATAACCGATGACAGTAGTGGTACAGCTGGAACGCTAAAAGAGGTTTTTGTAAATGCAGCCGATGAAATTGGATTGTCATTTTCAAATTTAACAAAAGCGGGGATTATTGGCGGTTTAGCTGGTTTAAGTGCTAAAGCAGTGTCGGGAGCAGTTGATTTTGATAAAGCGATGAATCAATTTGTTGCAAGCACGGGAGTAGCTAATGAAAAATTAAAAGATTATGAAAACATTTTAAAAAATGTTTACGCTAACAACTACGGTGAAAGTTTCGATGACATAGCCGAAGCTATGAAAGAAATTAGAACACAGATTGGACCTGTAGTTGATAATTGGGATCCTACTGCTCTACAAGAATTTACTGAGAGCGCCTTTGCTTTACGAGATACATTCGGTTATGACATTCAAGAATCAGTTAGAGCAGCTAATGCCATGATTAATAATTTTGGAATTGACGGTTTAGATGCTATGAATTTAATTGCCAACGGAGCGCAAAACGGATTGGATTTTAGTGGCGAATTGTTGGATAGTATTAGTGAATATTCTGTCCAATTTGCAAAAATGGGCTTTACGGCTGATGAAATGTTCAAGATATTTTCTGCTGGCGCAGAAAATGGCGCATTTAATCTTGACAAAATAGGTGATGCTATTAAAGAAAATGCTATAAGGGTTATAGATTATTCAAACACAACACAAGATGCTTACAAACAGTTGGGATTAGACGTTGATGATATGTCAAAGAAGTTTGCAAGTGGTGGTGACGAAGCAAGAGAAGCATTTGACCAAGTTATGACGGGGTTGATTGCGTTGGATGATCCAGTTAAGCAAAATACAATAGGTGTAGAACTATTTGGTACTATGTGGGAAGATTTAGGACCGACAGTTGTTGGGGCATTATCAAACATTGAAGATGGCGCTTATGGAACAGCGGATGCCATGGAAATGATTAAAAAGGTTAAATATGATGATTTAGGTTCTATGTTTGAGGGTTTAACTCGACAAATAGAGTTGTTAATACTTCCATTAGGGGAAGCGCTTATTCCGATTTTGACGGCTTTGGTTCAAACTGTATTACCTATACTACAATCACTTTTACCGCCGTTAATAGAGGTTCTTAACGCTGTAATAACTCCAATTTTGGGTATTATTCAAAGTTTAACACCGTTGATTGATACTATTACAAATGCTTTAACTCCAATTGTACAGTCATTAACTGTCTTGTTTCAAGACGTGTTTGGGATAATTGCTAAAATAGTGTCCGAAACTATAACCGATATAGTAGCTTTTATACAACCTATTATTACTTTTATTAGTGCAATATTAACACCGACTATTCAAGCGCTCACACCATTGTTTACGGGAATATTTGGGAGTATTGCAAACACAGTTTCAAGCGTGATTAATAACATTAAAGGAATATTAAGCGGTATTGTGAGCTTTATAAGCGGTGTATTTTCGGGAAATTGGCGTCAAGCATGGGAGGGGATAAAACAAATATTCTCTAACATAGTAAGTGGCTTTGCTAACATATTCAAAAGCCCGATAAACTGGATAATAGACGGAATCAATACGTTTATAAGCGGTTTAAATAAAATAAAAATTCCCGATTGGGTTCCAGTTGTAGGCGGAAAAGGTTTTAACATTGGGAAGATACCAAGATTAAAAGTTGGTATGGATTATGTACCAAGTGATTTTTTCCCTGCGTATTTGGATAAAGGCGAAATGGTACTTACAGCACCCGAAGCGCAAAAAGTACGCTCATACGGCGGAATACAAGGTATAGAGAGTATGTTAAGCGCCAATCTTATTACAAACAATGAAATGGGTCTTGATTATGGAAAACTAGCCGAAGCAATGGCGGGTGTTACTATACCGATTTATCTAGACGGCAAAGTCGTAGGCTATAGTATAACGGGCTCAGTCGATCAAAACATGGGAATTATAACTTCACGCAAAGGGAGATACGGAATATGAGAGAAGATGTAAGATTTAAAATCAATAATGATGATTTTTTGTTAAGCGATTATCATTTGTGTGTTGAATCATATTCTATTGGTATCCCCGAGGTTAAGAGCTTTTTTCAAGAGATACCGTATTCTAATGTTGTTTATGACTATACAGAATATTTTGGAAGTCCTACATATAGCCAACGCACAATAACTATAAATTGCAAACTAATGAAATCGACACCGTGCTGGCAAAAAATAATGCAAAAAGTTCTTGAGCTCATGCACGGTCAAAGAGGTACGTTCAGTTTCGCAAGCGATAGTGAGTGGTATTATAATGGGAGAATTTCTATTAATACGGATGTTCATGATAATTGGAATTTTGCTATCGTTACATTAACGATAATTTGTGATCCGTTAAAAACGAACATGGAGGGGGCGAGCAAACTTTGAAATTAAAATTAATGTGCGATGCCGATATATTGTTTGACAGTACGACAAATATGTATAAAGCTATGTCAATCGATTTAACTGAACAAGTTAATACAACTAATACATTGGTGTTTACTCTCCCGCCTTTTAATCCTAATTATGATAAACCGCAAAAAATGACGTCTGTAATCGAATTATATAGAAATGATGCCCTTGTGTTTGAGGGGCGGGTGCTGTATACCGATGATGATATTTTGGGCAATAGAACATTTACTTGCGAGGGTTCTTTAGCTTATTTCCTTGACAGTATAGTAAGACCTAATACAACGCAGGATACAACTATCCGCGATTATCTTCAAGGTCTTTTAAATCAGCATAACACACAAGTTGAAGAACAAAAGCGATTTACACTTGGAATTGTTAATGTTACCAATACAACTGACAATGTATATCGTATAGACAATGATTATTCAAATACATTAACAGTAATGCAAGAAAAATTAGTTAACCGTTTAGGCGGATATTTAAGGGTTAGAAAAGAAAACAACGTAAGATATCTTGATTACTTGGAAGAGTATGGAACAACATCAAATCAAACTATAGAATTTCAAAAAAATATATTAGATTTGGCACAGCGTATATCTGCGGAAAATGTAATAACTGCGCTAATACCTTTAGGTGTTAAAAATGAAGAAACGGGGTTACCGCTAACGATTGAAAGCGTGAATGACGGTAAAGATTATTTAGTAAATGAAACTGCCGTAAGCCTATTTGGCTATATATACGGTAAGAACGAGTGGGAAGATGTTACATTACCCGAAAACCTAAAAACAAAGGGAGAAGCCTTTTTGCAGGAAAATATAAAAGCTTCGTGGAGCATAGAAGTAAATGCCACTGATTTATCGATGCTAGACGTATCGATTGATACATTGGATTTGGGAATGAGTGTTCCAGTTATATCCGTACCGCATAAATTAGACGAAAATTTTACAATTAAGAAAAAAGAAACTAAATATCTGCAACCGCAAGATAGCGAAATAACTTTAGACACTGTCATAAAACGAAACACTGATCAAGTTTCAAGCACTGACCGACAATTAGGACAGTTGGAAACAATACAGACTGACAGATTTATGGCTATTGTGAAAGAACAGACCAATTTAATTACGGGCGGTTCGGGCGGAAATATGCAGTATGGATTTAATGACAATGGTTTACCGAGTGAAATCTTTTTTCTAGACAATCCCGATAAAGAACTAGCAAAAAAAGTATTAAGAATAAATCAAAACGGGATTGGGTTTTCGAAAAATGGGATTAATGGTCCTTTTGAAACGGCATGGACATTAGACGGCGTATTTAATGCTAATTATATTACCGCTGGTATTCTACAAGGAATACAAATAATTGCAGATTTAGGTATGCTTGGCGGTTGGACAATGGACAGTACATCTCTGTCAAGCGGAAGTACGGTCGGAATTATTCTAGATTCAAGCGAACCAAGCATTGCGACATATCATCCTGATACGGATTATATCGGCATGAAAATGTATAATGGTGGATTGGCTATATACTCTTACGCTAATAAAGGGACATACGTAGGACAATTGTCAAGCGGAGCAGATGGAACGGTGCTGCAGGGCGCATATGGACACAATTTATCTCTCGGTATAAGTACAGATAACACAAATACTGCTCTTGATGGTTATTTAGTTATGGATAATGGCGAAGTGTCATGCTATAAAACGTTAAATATGCGCGGACACAGTATAATAAATCAATCAGACAAACGATTAAAGAAAAATATAAAAGATATAGATTGTTCTTTTGTATATGATTTAGAAGTAAAACAATTTGATTACTTAAACGGTGATAAAAACAGGATTGGTATACTTGCAAATGATTATACGAACAAAGGCTATTCTAAATATTTTCTACATAAAGGAAAAGACGGGTATTATGGTGTAGATTACCAAAATATTATGAATGCACTGATTAAATGTGTGCAGGAACAAAACAACCGTATAAAAGCGTTAGAAAGGGGAACAAAATGATATTTAGTACAATAACACAAAACAATCTTAATTTAACCGCTGATACTACCGAAATCCCAGCACAGTATAGCAATAATATACAGTTTAAATTTATTCAAGACAATGAACGTTTTAGCGGATATATACCGACTATTTATATTGGTGTATATGACAGTGCGATGATAGAGTGCGGCGACGTTATTAGTGCTGGTGGTGCGGTTGTTGTAGACGGTGACGGTGTGTTCGCTATATCTAATGAAATAATGTATCGTAACGGCTTTTTAGCGGTTGGGGTAACATTAACCAACAATGACGAGAACGTATCTCTAAAGCCCGTTATTTACCGTATACAAGCAAGTGTTGGTGGATTAAGTCCATTACCGCCAGATGAGGGCGAATGGCAACAGGTTGTTAAGGCATTTGTTGAAACACTGTTTAATAACTGGTCTGCTGAAAATCTCGATCCAATAAAAGCACAGCTTGAAGAACTTATCTCTACAGCACAAACACAACAAGAAAAAATAACATCTCAGCAAACGCAGATTGATAATGCAATTGGAAACATGGGAGATTATGAAATCGTACAAGAAGACCCCGTACAAATAAGATTTAAAAAAGGTGATGGAACATTCGGGGAAACTGTTGATTTAGGCGACGGATTAGCATCTAAAGCAATGGTAAATGCTGGCTATTATACTTATAAAGGTATTAGTTATGATGGTTCTGCAAGTAATAACGGGATTGACGTTGCAAAAATAGACGGAGCATATTCGCAAGAAACTACAAACGGGTTTCAATTATTCGACGCTAGTAAACTGCCTACTAAATCTCAAGGTGGTGCTACAGTAACTAACAACGATGATGGTTCGTTCACAATTAGCGGAAGTGGAAATTTGACGGAAACTTTCTCTATTGTATATCAATATAGTCACGAAGAAACTTTAAAATTATTAAAAGTTGGGGGTATAAAATTAGATACCGGAAACATAACATGTCCATTTTTGGAATGGCAATTAAGATATAACGGTAAAACCATCGCTTTGAATAATTTTAGTAATGAAATATCAACCAACACTATAACTCAAGAAGCGCTAGACGCAAGTGATTGTTTTATTAGAATTTTATTTTTTGGTGAAAAAGATTCAGCAATTCAAACAGGAACTGTTAAACCAATGCTCTACCAAGACGGAGACGGAACTTTTGAGCCATTCACGGGCGGTATTGCTAGTCCTAACCCCGAATATCCTCAAGAGCCTAAGTTTGTTGGTGATTACAACGAGGGTACGCAAAAATATGATATTGACTTTATGACGAGTGGGAAGAATTTGTTTAACATTAATGGTAATGTAAATGTTAATGGTTATAATGGCTCACAAGTAAATCTTAACACGGTCGAAGATGGAATATTAACGTGTAACGTAAACGGTGATAATGCTCATGGCGTTGGTCAAAGGTTGTATGGTTTAAAGGGTAAAGCAATTTCAGTGTCTGCTAAAATAAAATCATTTGGAGAGGCTACGTCTGCTAAGGTTCTTATATATGATGGCGGTGGAAACTATAGGTCATACTCATATATATCGACGCCCGATAATGTTTCGGCTATTAATAACTATACTTGTCAAACCGATGATGTTGTCGTAGCGTTTGTAAGTGTTGGCGGTACAGGAGCGCAATTCTACGATATTATGGTAAACTATGGTGCAAAATTCGTTGATTACGAACCATTCACAGGTTTTGAAACCACAACCCTACAACTAAACCAACCGTTACGAGCGTTGCCGAATGGTGTTAAGGACACAATAGAAAACGGTATTGCTACAAGACGAGTTGGAGTTGTGACATTTGATGGAAGTAGCGATGAAGCTTGGAAAGAATACACTGGTTCTACTAAAACAGTTCATACTTATATGATAAATTTAGATAAGCCGAGAGGTATAAACGATGCTATATGTGACAAGTTAGTATATATTCAAGACTGTTGGAAAAAAAATATTGAATTTAGTTATTCAACTTTTGCGGTTGGACGTGGTTTTTATGTTAATACGAACAGTGAAATTTCCACAGTAGACCAATTTAAAACTTGGCTACAATCTAACCCTATTACCGTATGGTATGAACTTGCTACGCCAACTACAGAACAAATCACGTTGCCTACTCTACCGAGTTGGTATCCTTATACTAATGCGCGGGTTGAAACTGAATTGCAACCTAGCTTTGTAGAATGGTATATCAAAACCGCAGGAGTTAACCAAAATGATTTAACCGTTATTAAAGAAGATATATCGCAATTACAAACCGAAACCACGCAGTTAAACGATGATGTTACAAGGCTTATGGGAGCTTTTACATCGGTGACAGATTTAACTAAGCAATTATTCTTGCTTATGCATCGTGTAGGTGATATTATTTTCAGCACTTCCGATGAAAACCCAAGTACAATTTACGGTGGAACATGGGTAGCGTGGGGAAAAGGTCAAGTACCAGTTGGTGTCGACACAAGCGATAGTGATTTCAACACTGTAGAAAAAACGGGCGGAGAAAAAGAACATACATTGACTGTCGATGAAATGCCATCACACACACATGCCCAGTACGTGACCTCAGACAACGTAAGTGGTGGAGGAATTAGAGTTGACTATACAAAAGATGGTGCATCGTTACCATACCTGCAAGGTATTGACACTGGATCATCTGGCGGAAACCAACCACATAACAACATACAGCCGTATATAACTTGTTATATGTGGAAAAGAACTGCATAAAAACTTAAAGGCCGAAAGGCCTTTTTAATATTAATAAAGTGAGGTAATTTTATGAACAAAATTAATTTAAAAATCAGATTAAAAAATCCCGTGTTTATTGCACAAATTGTATTAGCTGTTTTAACGCCTATTTTAGCTTATGCGGGGCTTACCGCACAAGATTTAACAACATGGGGAGCGTTAGGAAAACTGCTTTTAAACGCTGTTTCTAACCCTTATGTACTATCTTTGGTGATTGTATCTGTATGGAATGCAATCAACGACCCTACTACAAGCGGAGTAGCAGATAGCGAACGTGCACTAAATTACACTGAGCCTAAAAAGGATTAGCATTATGAACGAAGCGGAAATGATAGGCTCTGTTATTGCAGGAGGGGTAGCAATTTTTAGCTTTGTTACCCCTATGCTTAAGCTAAATTCGAACATAACACGTATGAACACACTGCTTGAAAGGATAATCGAAGATAACAACCGACAAGACAAGCGGTTAGATGCACATAGTGAACGGCTTGACGTTATCGTAGAACAGCAACGCAGAAACGAAAAAATAATTGATATACATGAATTGCGTATCAACAATTTAGAAAATAGAAATTAAGGAGGAAAATAAAATGGCAACAGTAAATGAATTATTAAATCAAGCACGGGCTTGGATTGGAAAAAAGGAATCAAATGGAAGTCATAAAGAGATTATTGATATTTATAATGGTCACAAACCATTAGCAAGAGGTTACAAAGTAAAATATACAGACAGTTGGTGTGCTACTTTTATTAGTGCATTAGCTATTAAATGTAATTGTACGGATATTATTCCAACTGAAGCATCATGCGGAAAAATGATCGAACTGTTTAAAAATATTGGGTGTTGGCAAGAAGATGGCAATGTCACACCTAATCCGGGAGATATTATTTTTTATGACTGGGATAAAAAAGATGGTTGGCCAGAACACGTTGGAATTGTAGAAAGTGTATCAGGCAATCAAATTACTGTAATTGAAGGTAATAAATCGGATGCAGTAGCTCGTAGAACTATTGCAGTTGGCAATGCATCTATTCGAGGTTATGGGGTACCAAAGTATAATAATGGAGCCGTAGATCAACAGCCAACACCACCAAAACAAGATAACAGTGTAAATTATAAAGTAAGAGTAAATACGCCAAGCGGTGTAAACTGTCGTAATGCTCCAAACGGTGCAAAAGTTAAGGCTTGTGCCAATAATACAGAATTAACTATCTCTAAAGAGGAAAATGGTTGGGGCTATACAGGTGAAGGCTGGGTATCTCTACAATATTGTACTAAAATTCAAGATAGTGTAGCACAAAATTTAGGGACTTATGAAGTTATTGCCAGTGATTTAAGTGTTCGTACTGGTCCTGGAGAAAATTATAGAAGAAAAACATATAAT